TACCACTACTGTTTTGTTTAGCTACTATCATTTTTTTATCCTTGTCCAAAAATTGTTCCAAATTCATTAAATAATTCCGTCAATACTTGATTCTTTACTAATTTAGGCTTACCGCAAGCCGCACGAATTACTGCAATATCGTCCGGTGATGCGTAATCATGTTCAATGTTTTCCAAAGCTTCTTCTAAGCGTTCTTCAAACTCTTGCATTACTTGGGCCATTTCATCCATGTCAACTCCTTTATTTATCACGGCACTATTGCCGTACTTAGGAATTTAAAGTAAACTTTACCGAAAGTAAAGCAATATTTACCACGTGAGGAAAATAAATGACAGATGCACAAATCATTGACCTATTGGGCAAGCCAGCAAAAGTAGCTAAGTTGTGTGGCGTTTCCGTCCAGGCGGTATGTCAATGGCGTAACAACAACAGTATTCCGTTTGGTCACTTGACCACAATGGCCGCCACAATTGAAAAAGAATCCCATGGTTTAGTCACTAGAAAAACGTTGTTTCCAAACAACTGGTGGTTAATTTGGCCTGAACTAAAAAATATTTGATGTAAACTTGCTGTCCGTTCTTAGCTGGGGATTCACCACCACCAGCGGCTAAGACGAAAGTGCTACTGGGGGAATAAAGGATGTAACAGCACACAAGTCGGTGGCGAAGCTAGTGCCGATTCCTTGAACGACTGGCGGGTTCTGTGGCTCCGAACAGGTAAAACAGTTGAAGGCGAACCAGGTGGGCTAGGTTCGTCCACCAAACGGTAATGTAGTTTTAATACAACATAATAAAATATCTATACTTCTAAATAAATCTTTAGTATGATTCAAGTACGGTTATGTGACCGTGAATGAAAAGGACTAAAAATGTTTGAACAGTTTTGGAAGTTGTACCCACGCAAGGTAGCTAAAAAAGCCGCACAAACCGCATTTCAACGGCTTTCTAAAGATGACCAAGAAAAATGTGTTGAATCAATTGAACAACACGTTGCATACTGGAAGTTAAAAGATACCGCAACAGAATTTATTCCCCACGCAAGTAGTTGGATTAATGGTTTACGGTTCCTTGACGAATTGGACATGACACCAAAAGAAATGAAGCGCCCAGCATTGCCTTGGTATAGTAATGATGAATTAACTTTGGCTAAAGGCCGTGAACTAGGATTAAATGCGTATGCCGGCGAATCAATGGCCCAGTATAGACAGCGAATCAGCCAAGCTATTGGAAAGGTTCAGGTATGAGTGCGAAATACGCCAGTTACTTCAATATCGGCATCAACTCGGCCTTGTCGGGTTCAGGGCTTATTTTGCTAACCCTAAGTTTAATAAACGGCGCCACACACTTACTGCCGACCTATGGGATCAATGGTCTAAAGGAAGCCGTGGCCAGAAAGGTATGTGGTTATGAACGCAAATGAAATAGCTGATAAATTAGAGCAAGGTCATTGGGAAGGTGGCACAAGAGAACAAGCAGCCACCATGCTACGCCAGCAACAAGCTGAAATTGAGGCGTTGAAAGCAAAGACACTAACAGATGACGAAATAATTGAAATTTGGTGTGTCATGGAAACTGACACAGGCGAACAAAACATTGAATTTGCTAGAGCAATACTAAGAAAGGCGCAAGAGAAATGAACGCAAATGAATTAGCTGAACTAATCGAACACCTTGAAAATGCAAAGTATGTTGGTGCAAGTAAAGCAGCCACCATGCTACGCCAGCAACACGCAGAACTTACACAACTTAAAAATCTTTTTTTGGATAACCAAATATTGCTTGATAAAACACTTAATGCTTGGGCCAAAGAAATGGAAAGAAAAAAGTGAAACCAGATACCAAAGTTGTTGACCCTAATGATTGCGTTGATTACCTTTATGAATACGCACCAGAGTACGCAAAAGCCAAAGGTGAGTTGGCGGAATTAGAAGCCTATCGTCATTCATTACGTTCAATAATGATGAAAAAGTCTAATGAACAATCATTGGGCGCACAAGAACGTGAAGCTTATGCCAGTCAAGAATATCAAGACCTATGCAAAGCTATTGGTGCCGCAACTTATAAAACAGAAATGTGGAAGTTTAGATTAGAAGCGGCCAAGCTTCGTTTTGAAGCCTGGCGTACCCAAGAAGCAAGTAATCGTAACCTTGAAAGATTAACCAAATGATTGACCGTTCAGAATTGATTATTAGTATGCAAAAGGGCGTAAATAAACTTTACGAATTACAAAACAATAAAAAATATGAAGATGCAATTAAAATTGCCCACCGATTAGTCAATGATGCTATGGCTATTGAAGTTGATTGTTTACGTGAAATTAAAAAGCAATGGACGTCATAATTCAGTTGTCGCCAGCAGAAATTCAAATGGCGGCTTTTGTAGGATGCCAACGTACCGTGCAATGCCTTCAGAACGGTTCAAAAAATCGTTACGGCGCTAAAGATACCAATGGCTGGCAAATGTCTATTGAAGGCGCATTAGCTGAATGTGCGCTTGCTAAACACTTGCAAATCTTTTGGTCTAAAGGTACGCCAGGTGCGTGTGATGTAGGTCCGCATGATGTACGTGCTACAGAACATTTACACGGTAGTCTTATAATCCATCCTACAGATGCAGATGAAAGAAAATATTATTTGTTAACTGGATGTAATGGTAAGTATTACGTGCGTGGTTATATGTACGGTTATCATGCAAAGCAACAAAAGTATTGGAAAGACCCACAAGGCGGCCGACCAGCATTTTTTGTACCCCAGGCAGATTTAATTAATGACTAAAAATGACAAAATCCGTAATAATAAAATCGCTGACCTCGGATGTGCGTTATGTCGGCATCAAGGAAATGAGGGAACACCAGCGGAATTGCATCACATTAGACGAAGTGGCGTTAGAAGCCAGTCGCCAATTATTCCGTTGTGTACCTTTCACCATCGAGGAACAAGTGCCGGTATTCATGGAGTTGGGCGCAAATTTTGGGAAAAACAGCACCAAATCACGGAAGAAGAATTACTTGAACAAACGAAAGCTTTAATTAATGAGAACAATTAGTTGGTTTTCATGTGGTGCCGCTAGTGCTGTTGCTACCAAACTGGCTATTGCAGAAAGCACAACACCTATTGAAATTGTTTATTGTCACGTTCAAGAAGAACATCCTGACAATTTGCGGTTCATGAAAGATTGTGAAAAATGGTTTGGTCAGCCAATAAAGGTTATTCAAAACGACAAATACAATGGCAGTATTTACGAAGTATTTAAAAAGCGAAAATACATCGTAGGAATTGGTGGCGCACCTTGTACGGTTCACCTTAAAAAAGATATGCGTAAAGCGTTTGAATTACCAAATGACCGTCAAGTATTTGGTTATACAATAGAAGAACAAGACCGTGTAGATAGATTTATTGATGCTAATAATAATGTAAATTTATGGTCAATTCTGATAGATAAAGGTTTAAAAAAATCTGATTGTTTGGCAATAATTAACCGTGCTGGTATAGAGTTACCAGCAATGTATAAATTAGGCTATCAAAACAATAATTGTATTGGATGCGTTAAAGGCGGTCTTGGGTATTGGAATAAGATACGTTATGATTTTCCAGAACAATTTGACCACATGGCACAAATAGAACGTACAGTAGGGGCTAAAATTCTTAAACATAAAGGCGAACGGATTTGGCTGACAGAATTACCATTAGATGCTGGTGATTACCCTACAGAACAAGCTATTGAATGTGGTATTTTTTGCCACATGGCAGAAGATGATATTAAATGAGTTCTAATTTAATTATTCTTACAGGACTTGTATATGCTTATATTTGCGTTGAAAGTTTTTGGAAAGGAAATTTTGGATTGGGTTGGATGTATTTTGGATATGCTGTTGCGAATTATGGGGCTTACTTAATGGTTACCAAGTATTTATAATTCTAAGGGGTCTAGGCCAAGTTCATGGGCAACCATAGAACACCTAGTACGGAATTGTTTGGAATGATGCGCCCACTTGTCACCTTTTTGCCGGTGAAAACTCATGTGAACACATTCATGGCATAACACACGAATTACTGTCATCATGTGGCCACATAATGCGGCAGATACAGTAATGGTATGTGCATAGTCATCACCCGTGTCATACATATACGTTCCCATGGTTGTCTTATCGTGCTTATCAACTTGAAAATCAATTTCTTCAGGCAATGGCAAATCCCATTTGGTAAAAGGGTACACACAATACAGCGTACTGTATAAATTGCGTAACACTTCAGGCGTTAACCTCATTTCCAACTAATCCATTCTTTGCTAATTTCTTTTTGTTTACGTTCTACATAAACAGGCATACTGAACGTCAAACCATGTTCAGGGTGTGTAATCCACAATGCTTGACGTGGTGGCTCAAAACCGAAGTTGTTAGCGTATGCGTACTCATCGTAACCTTTTAGGCTACCGTTGACGATAAGGCGTTCTAGTTGGATTAATTGATGCCAATGACCTAATATCATTGTGTCGTATTCCATGTCAATCTGGGCGTTTCTAGACCGTTTGCGGTGGTCGCCACGAATGATAGGACCTAAAGCGCCAATGACACCGTCACCCCCACGAAACTGGTCGCCGTGTGTAAGAAGATATTTATGTCCGTAGATTGAATAATAGGCATCGGAACCGTCAGGAATGTGAAACTGCACACGGGTATCATTTTCAAACCTCTTTGATAGAAACTGATAGAGTAACCAATCAAAGGATGTGAAGTTGCGGCCTTTTGCCCTAATTTTGTGCGTGTTACGTCCATGGTTGCCAGATACGCACGGAACAAAGACATTTCCAAATTCATCGGCTAAAGTTTCAATACACCAAGTCAATACACCAAACAAATCAATAACCGTTGGCATAATTTCCATAGAGTTGGTAGCCATCAATTCTTCATGAATGTCACCAGATACCATGTCGCCACCCAGCACAAATACAATGCCAGGGTAATCGGTCAATGCTACGTGATTCTTTAATAGGTCAATTGTCTTTTCAATCATTACCCTTGCACGGTCTTGTGCAATTGCTACGTTGTATTCGTTTACGCCATTAATTTGATTAGGGTCAACTACTTCACCCCAATGCCAATCTGATGCCATTAATGTAGGAACACCAGCACTTCTTTTCTTTTTGTTTGGACGTACCAGCCAATTAGGTGGCGATATTTCCTTTTTAGACATTTTTAAAATAGTTGACTTAATGTATTCAGCCGTCAACGTATTTTCTTCTTGGGCATGAATTGTTGCTTCTAATTGCCTGATTTTGTCTTTTGCTTCTAACAAAGCATTTACTTCTTTATTGGCAATTGCTACAGTAGGCGTAATGCCGGCGGAATATGCTGACCTAAGCCTAGTAGTGTATGTATTTGGATTTATGCCTATTAATTTGGCCGCTTCTGTTTTACTGCCAGTCTTTGCAAAAGCATTAACCGCTTCTTGCATTTGTTCACGTGTCAACCCTGGGTTAGCCATAACTTACCTTTTTAAGAAGTTTGTGCAATACTACCAAAACTTTATTAAGAATCAAATACTTACTATGACCGTTATTAAACTGCCTTATCCACCATCTGTAAACACTTATTGGCGAAACTTTCGTGGCCATACCGTTTTAAGCAAAGCTGGGCGGGAATTTAAAACTGCTGTATCAGAGTGCGTTATTGAACAAAACGTACCAAAGTATAATAACCAACGTTTAGAAGTTACGTTGTGGCTGTACCCACGGTCAAAGATAGTTACCGATTTAGACAATAGGCTTAAAGCCGTGTTAGATGCCCTTGAAGATGCTGGGGTTTACGACAATGACGGCCAAATAGACGTTTTGATGATTCAACGTGGTGAAATTAGAAAAGGCGGCGGCGTTGATGTAATGATAGAAGTCCTATAAAATTAGCCATGCCTGATTTATCTGACCTTCTAAATTCTGCCATTAATTATGATGGCACCACGTCTTTGCAAGATATTGCTAATACGGTCAGTAAACTTCCTGAAAACGTTGCCAGATTTGTTACAAATCCACAAGCATTTACACAGTTGTTTGGAAACAACAGTATGCCCCAAGCCACAGGATTTGCCGCTGGTGCAACAGGACTTTCACCACAAAGTCCATACGGCGGGGGCGTATTAAATCCTAAAAATGCTGGATATGAAGAAGGTTATCAACAAGGCGAACCAGTAGCTATTGCGGCTAACTTTGCCCCATTTGTTAAGGGTAAACCCGTAGGTTTAAGCATGATTGGCCCTGAATCCGCTACATGGAACAGGGAAATGGCTTTTAATGCTGGAAAAATGGAAGCCAAAGGCGCAACACCACAGCAAATACATGAAACAACTGGCATGGTTAGGGGTCTTGATAACCAATGGCGTCAAGAAATAAGTGATTATTATTCAAAAATGAAAGGCGAAAACGATTTTGCTGATACTTTTCGCCGTGGTGGTTTAAATGGTATATGGGCTAAAGATAAAGTAACAGTTAAAGACGTTTTAGACCATCCAGCTTTATTTGAATCATATCCACATTTGGGTGATATTACTGTTGAAACTCATAAAGCAGATACGCCAGTTAAAGGTTCTTATAAACAGTCTAAAAATACTATTACTGTTAGGGAAGATTTAAACCCTGAAGAAGCTAAATCTACGCTATTACATGAATTAACCCATGCTGTTCAAGCAAAAGAAGGTTGGAATCGGGGTGCCAATTATTCCCAAGAAGTGCAAAAAGCACAAGCCCAAAAAGAAGCTTTAATGCCAGACATTATTAAGTTAAATGAAAAAATGTCAGATGCTAGTAAATCTGGCGACAATGAAAGATATAGATATTTAATGCACCAGCGGGATGCTTTAGTTGATAAATATTTAGTAGCAAAACCTGAAGATATTGGGTATGAAAATTATAGATTGCATGGTGGGGAAGCTGAAGCTAGATTAGTGCAAGCAAGGCGTAATTTAAAACCTGAAGAATTGGGAAAACACTTTCCATACCAAGAAAGTTCTTTTTACGGTTTAGATATTGACCCTGACAAAGCAATTATTACTTCTGAACATCCATCTACAACAAACATACCAAGCCAAGAATATGATTATCGGGGTACCCATAAGGCCGCATATAAAACCGATGATGGTACAACTGCACCAGGGCATGAATTAAATAAAACTTACCCTTCTGATGTGTATGGACCTAATGGGCATAAGTATTACGGGATGGGCGACCAAATGGATAAAGATACCTTGACTATTATGAAAGCCGCCAAAGGTAAACCAGACCATCCAATTACTGTTTATCGTGCTGTACCGGCAGAACACGCTGGTGAAGATATACACCCTGGCGATTGGGTAACACCAAACTTAGATTATGCTGAAAAACATGGGCAATATTTTGACAATGGTTATCATATTCTTGAAAAGACTGTGCCAGCCAAGCATATTTGGACTGATGCTAATTCACTTCATGAATTTGGTTACGACCCTACAGATTAGACTTGACATAGTAGTAAAATAGACGAAAATATGGAAACTAGGCTTTTCTAGTTCTTTTTGCAAAAAGGAAATATTATGGGTTATTACAACAAAGAAGTTGAGCCTAAAGGCGCAAAATCAAGCGACCGTACCGGCGAAAAAAAGGGTTCTGAAAAGGGCGTAAATTCCACCAAATTCATGCCAGGCGCAACCGGCGAAAAAGTACCTAAAGGTGCAACATCAAGCGATACTACCGGCGAACGTCATGGTAAGCTTGTTGGCGGTGTAGCTATGGGTATGGAAGATGGCATGGGTGTACGTCCTTCCGCACACATGGGCAAGCATGACGGCCGTTTGGGTGAATTTAATAGCGGTAACATGGGTGAGTCAGTTTGTTATGACCACAAACGTGTAGGTCACGACCAGGACGATATGTAATCATGGCTGAATTTACCGCCAATCTGAACCCAGTTAGTAACCAAACTAGCTTGACTGATTTGCTGAAAACATCAGCTTATCTAAAGGCCAATCGGATGGCGACCGTTGCTAAAAACAAAGGTACATGGAGTGATAAGCCAATGCAATCTGGCCAAACCATTCCATTTACTGCTGGTTCTGGACAACAAGCACCAACTACAGTATCAGACGAAGATTAAAAGCGAAAGACCTACAAGCACGTGAAACTTGTAGGCCTTTCTAACCAAGTAGTACGGAGAACTAAATGGCTGATGTAGATTTTATATTAAAACCCATGGGCGACAAAATTGTTGTACGTCCGGATAAACGCACTCTAAGTACCGTAATTATTGTTGACAACAAAGAAGCCGACAATATGGGTACTGTTGTCGCTGTAGGCCCTGGAAGAAGAATAAACGGGCGCCGTGAAGCAATGCCGGTTCAAGTCGGTGATTACATAAGATTTGGGACAATGAGTAAAGATGCCCAAGAAGAATATTTAAAGTTCACAGAATACTTCCACGACAAAGAACGTTATTTAATCATGTCATGGCAAGACGTTTGTTTTACTACTGAAAAG